GGAAATGATTAATGGACAATATGATGTAGTTAATGATTATTTAGTATTACCTGATGATATATATGAACAAGTTGATACTTATGTATCTGATGTGTGGTTTCGTTTCCCTCAAGAGTGGTGGACATACCCCACGAGTATTCCTAGTGGTAAACCATACGTTTTACGACCTTTTAAAGGAGTAGTTCCACAAAGTCAGAAAGAAACTATTGCCAATAATCATGAAGAAAATATAGCTCGACAGGCAAAACAAGAACAAATAATGTTTTCTTATTCTGTTGTTGCTGACCATATTAATAAAAATAAAGTTCCAATTATTTTAGGAACAAAAGAAGATATTGAAAAAATTATTGCTCGCGGTGATTTTAGTAAAGAAGATTGCTTGTGGTTAATTACCGATGAACGATATAATGAAATTTTGGGGGAATACGAATGGCCATCGAATTAAATGAAAAGCAGCGGGCTGGCCTAGACCTTGCGATCCAACGATATAATCAAGGATATCCTTATACCTGCATAGCTGGCTTCGCAGGGACAGGGAAAAGTACGCTTGTGACTTTTATCATTGATGCCTTAGGACTAGATCGCGATCAGGTTGCATATACCGCATATACTGGAAAAGCGGCTCTTGTGCTCCAGCATAAGGGCTGCCCCAATGCGAAAACCGCACATCGTCTACTATATAATACAAAACAAAAAGCAGATGGGTCTTTTATTCATATTCCCAAGTTATCATTTGATGAACCATATCAACTTATAGTAGTAGATGAAGTATCAATGCTACCTAAAACCATGTGGGATTTATTACTAAAACATCATATTCATGTCCTAGCTTTAGGAGACCCCGGCCAGCTTCCGCCAGTCACAGAAGATACCAATGGCGTATTAGATAATCCGCATATCTTCCTTGATGAAATTATGCGACAAGAAGGCCAAAGTGAAATTATTACTTGGTCTATGCATGTCCGAAAAGGACAAGGCTTATATGCTCGCGATGGCCAGGAAGTAAAAGTTATTCCAAAAGAAACTGCTACTCTTGGTATGTGTAAATGGGCAGACCAGATTATATGTGCAACCAACTCTACTCGCGACCAACTCAATGAAACTATGCGTAAAACTCTACTTAATGTAGAAGATAGATTCCCAGTAGCAGGAGATAAGATTATATGTCTACATAATGATTGGGATTGTGTTAATGGACGCGGCGATTGCTTAATTAATGGTATGACTGGAACTATTAGTAATATATATAAAGTCCCAATTAAAATTCCATATATCTTTCAAGGATATGCAATTCAAGCTGATTTTTTACCAGATTTTTATGAAGATGTTGATAATGAATTATTAGGAGACCCTTATTTCCGCGGTTTAATTATGGACTATAATATCTTTATGGAAGGAAAACCTACGATTACAAAAGAGAATTTTAAAAAGTTAGCTAAATTTTTTAATCCTAAACAATTTGATTATGGATATGCTATTACCTGTTGGAAATCGCAAGGTAGTTCTTATAAAAAAGTATTGGTCTATGAAGAAAAATTTCCATTTGAACCAGATCTACATAAAAAATTTTTATATACAGCTATAACTAGAGCCGAAAAAAAATTAGTGGTGGTGATGAAATGATTATAAATGAAGAAAAATTATTAGAATTACATCAAAAATATCCTAAATATAATGGAAAACTTGCTTATAATTCAAAAGATTTAACAGGCTAGATGTTTGGCAAGTTATTAGTTTTATATCGAACCAATAATAAATGTAATGTCGCTAAAAATCGTTAGCCACAATGGGTTTGTGAGTGTTAGTGTGATAATAAAACTATTTGCATAAAAAGTGGGGTAGATTTACGCCAAGGACGCGTTACTAGCTGTGGTTGTGCCCATGGGCAAAAAACTAAAGAATTATTACCTGGTACAATTTTTGGTTTTTGGCAAATTCTTGAAAGAGCGCCAAATAGAAGCAAAGATATAGTTTATTATAAATGTAAATGTACTTTATGTAATGAAACTATTCAAGAAGTTTCTTTGCATAATTTAAAAACTGGACAAAGTACAAAATGTCAAAAGTGTAGAGGGAAAATTGTAGCAGAAAAGAATGCCAAAGATGAAACGAATAATATTTATGGCTATTTAAAAGTAATAAGACGCGCAAATCAAGAAGAGTTAATTAATTGCACAAAAACTGGAATATATTGGGTGTGTGATTGTTTAAATTGCGGCGCTTCAAACGTTATTATACATGGAGAATATTTGCGAAATGGTGATACTAAATCATGTGGTTGTTTAATTAGTGTAAATGAAAACAAAATATCAAAAATGTTACAAGAAAATAATATTAAATTTAAAAAATAGCAAACCTTCATTGATTTATATACGGTGTCTGATATAATGCAATATCCTTTAACATTTGATTTTGGAGTTTATGATAATGATGGGAAATTATAGTATTTAATTGAATATGATGGAATTTAGCATTTTCAATATTACGAAGATAATAAAACCGGTTGGAGAAAAAAAGAAAATTTTAAAAGAACTAGATACAATGATTTAAAGAAAAATAAATATTGTTTTGATAATAATATACCTTTAATTCGTATTCCATATACTCAAGAAAAGATATACACTATAAATGATTTAAAACTAGAAACAACACGTTTTCTATTAACATTATAGAATGAAGATACATATTATTCATTAAAATAAAGGAGGATATAATGACTATCGAAATAAATAATAAAATTATGGAAGAATTTGTACAATTTATACATAACCAAGAGTTTATAGATTATATTTTATTTAATACATCTACTAGTGTAGGAGCATTAATATTGCAAACCTTAATAGATAAATCAAATGAAATAAAAAAAGTATTGGAGGAAGATTAATGGTATATATGGGGTCAAAAGCTAAATATGCGGGAAGTATTGTGCCAATTATATAGAAATATATAGATGATACTCATGCCACCACTTACATAGAGCCTTTTGTAGGTGGCGCAAATATTATTGATAAAATTAAATGTGAAGAACGATATGGACTCGATAATTGCGATACTCTTATTGCTCTATTACAAACTGCGGCTGATGACTTTGATAAAGTTATGAAAAGCGGCAACCGTGAATTATGGGATAAAGGTAAGGCATATCGTAAAGATGGTATTATGCCAGAAGATATGACATTGGCGGAAATTGGAGCAATGGAATTTTTTGCTAGTTATTGTAATGGCGGATTCCCGCGTGGATATGCTAAGAATACTGCGACTAGAGATTACTACAATGAAGCCTATCGCAATATGGAAAAGCAAGCACCGAATCTTAAAGGTATTCATTTTAATTGTTAGAATTATTGGGATTTAAATCCTGACTTAGCTGGAGCAGTAATTTATTGCGACCCACCTTATCAAGGAACAAAACAATACGGTTATAAAAATGCTCCGCAGATGGATTATGAACATTTCTGGAATTGGGTTCGCTTTATGAGTGCCCATAATATTGTTCTTGTGAGTGAACAATCTGCCCCAGATGATTTTGAAATAATTTGGGAAAAACCTACTGTTCTTCGCACAACAAATAAAACAAATGATTTTAAAGCAACAGAGAAATTATTTAAGGAGAAATAATAGTAATGATAAAATATGGTATTTGGTTTAAAGATTATAAATGGGGAGAACGTATAGCTGAAGCAATTTTAAAAAACAGTAGTAAAGATATGCTTATAAGATATACTAAAAGTGCTCATAAAATTCATTTTGAATTTACTGATATAGTAGTAGATATTATTCCAGCTGTTGGAAATAGTCGGGGGCAGAAATTTGATATAATGTATTTACAAGATGGTATTGATGATGAGACGTTTCGTATAATTATTTCACCTTGTTTAATGCGACGAATGACATCTGATGTTCCACCTATTAGAATTTTACAAGATGAAGAAGTGGATAATTTTGGTTTTATATCCGCAGAAGATACTTACCCTGCTTTATTTAAAAAAGATTAAACTTGACAATATAATAAAATTATGATATAATATATATAGAAAATAATGAAAGAAAAGAGTGAAAGATTTGATAGAAACATTTTTTGATAACCATAGTCGGGCAAAGTCAAAAAAATTATCCTTTTAGATTTTGATATATATTAGAAATTAAAAGGAGGATTTTTATAATGGCATATAAATATGATTTAACCGGTAAAAGAATTGGAAAATTAGTTGTCGAAAGATTATTGACTATCGAAGAACGACCTACTTAGACACATGGGAATTATTGGTTATGTAAATGCGATTGTGGAAATGAATGTAAAGTTCCAACAACTTATTTAACTGGTAAAAGTAATTATACATAGTATAGTTGTGGTTGCGAAAGAAAAAAAAGAGCTTTTTTAGCTTCAACTACAATTCAAGTAGAAGAAGAGTTTATTGATATATATTATTAGCAAGATTTTGAAAAATTTTTATTATTACATAAAGCAATAGTTCAAAAATAGGAAACAAATGTAAAATATTATAACAATAATATAGATGAATATAAAAAAATAATTGAATATTTTTGGGAAGATAAACAATTTAATTTAATATATGATTTTTGGAAAAAACAATCTATTTCATATCCAACTTTTTATGATTGGGCTAAACCAAGTTTAGATCATATTATTCCAAAGTCTAGAGGTGGACAAGATTGTTTAGAAAATTATTAGTTTTTAACTGTATTTGAAAATTTAGCAAAAAGAGATATGACAATGGAAGAATGGACAAAATTTAAATTAGAAACAAATACTCGATCTAATTATTTTATTGAAAATATTTTAAAAGGGAGGGAAGGATAATGAATACTTTTTTTGATAACCATAGTCATACAACATATTCAAACCTCCGTTTACTTTGACTGTATCAATCAACCGATTGATTTAATAAAAAAAGCAAAGGAAATGGGATTGGCGGGTATTGCAATCACAGACCATGAAGCATTATGCTCTCATATGATTGTCAATAAATTTGCAAAGAAAATGCAGGAAACCGATCCCAATTTCACTATTGCTTTGGGCAATGAAATTTATTTGATTGATGAAAGAGGCGGCAAACAACCTTATTACCATTTTATATTGATTGCTAAAGATGCTGTTGGACATAGAGCTTTAAGAGAGCAAAGTTCAACGGCCTGGTATAATATGTACACAGAGCGGAAAATGGCTCGTGTACCAACATTGAAATCAGAATTGAGTAATATCGTTCAGAAATATCCTGGTCATTTAATTGCGACTTCTGCTTGTATTGGCGGAGAATTGGGTAAGTCAATTATGAATTTACTTGATTGTGAAGCAATCGGTGACCAGAAGAATGCAAGAATTTATCAAGAACAAATAGATACTTTTTTAAAGTATTGTTTGAATTTGTTTGGAGAAGATTTTTATTTAGAGGTCGCTCCTGCCGTAAGTAAAGACCAGATAGCAGTAAATAAAAAGATTCTTGAATTATCAAAAGTATATAGAATTAAAATGTCAATTGGGTCAGATGCTCATTATTTGACTAAAGATACTCGATTTGCTCATAAGGCATATTTGAATTCAAAAGATGGTGACCGCGAAATTGATTCATTTTATGAGTTTACTCATTTGATGACTCCAACAGAAGCAAGAGAAAATTTGCGGCAGGCATTTGATGATGATGTAATTGATCAAATCTATAAAAATTCTTTGGAAATAAAAGAAAAGATTAGTTTTTATTCTCTTGAAAAGAAACAATCAATTCCTGAAGTGGAAGTTAAAATTTATCCAAAAAGTAATCCATATAAAGGAGTTAATAATGATTTCGCTGATGAATTTGAAAACGGTGGTTGGCAGACTTTAAATAGTTTATTTTATTCAGATAATATACAAGAAAGATATTGGGTAAATCAATGTTTTGAAGCATTGATTGATAAAGATATTGGGCTCGAATGGGAATATTTGAATAGATTGGAAGAAGAAGCAAGAATTAAAAGAATCATTGGCGAAAAGCTTGAAACTTGTATGTTTGCATATCCAAATACACTTCAGCATTACATTGATTTGTTTTGGCGTTGCGGAAGTACAGTGGGTGCGGGCCGAGGTTCTGCGTGTTCCGGTCTAAATCATTATCTTCTTGGGATTACTCAGTTGGACCCGATTAAATGGAATTTGCCTTTCTGGCGCTACCTCAATGAGGACCGAGTTGAACTAGGCGACATAGATTTAGATTTAGCTCCCTCAAAACTCCAAAAAATCTTTCATGAAATTCGCAAGGAACGAGGTGAACTTGGTCTAGTTCAAGTTTGTACTTTCGGCACTGAAAAAACTAAGAATGCTATCCTTGCTGCTTGTCGCGGATATAGAAGTAATGAATACCCAGATGGAATTGATAATGATGAAGCTTTATATCTATCTTCATTAGTTCCGCAAGAGAGAGGATTCGTATGGGAGCTAAATGATATCCTATATGGCAATGAAGAAAAAGGACGCGCGCCGCAGAAACAATTTATTAGCGCAGTAAATCAATATTCTGGTTTAATTGATATTATTAAAAATATTGGCGGCTTAATTAGTCGCAGAGGTATTCATGCTTCTGGTGTTATTTTATTTGATGCAGATAAGATTTATGATAATGCTGCAATCATGAGAGCGCCAAATGGAGCATTAACTACTCAGTGGGATCTTCATGATCAGGAGAGTGCCGGTAGCGTTAAATATGATTTTCTTCTTACTAGTGTACAAGATATTATCATTCAGACAGTAGCATTTCTTCAAAGAGATAATATTTTTGAAAAAGATTTAACTTTAAGAGAAATATATAATAAATATTTACATCCAGAAGCATTGCCATTAAATGATAACCGTATTTGGGAGGCTTTGGCGCAGAATAAAGTAATCTCTTGTTTTCAGTTCGATTCTGCAGTTGGTGCTACTGCAGCAAGAAAAATTAAACCACATACTGTGCTCGAAATGTCTGATGCTAATGGGTTAATGAGACTTATGACTGCTGAGAAAGGCGGCGAGTCTCCACTTGATAAATACGTAAGATTTAAAAATAATATTCAACTTTGGTATAAGGAAATGGATCAAGCGGGATTGTCTAAGGTTGAACAACATATCTTAGAACCATACTTTTTACCTTCGTATGGAGTTCCACCTAGTCAGGAACAAATGATGCGGATGCTAATGGATTCCAAGATTTGCGGATTTTCGCTAAAAGAAGCTAATGGCGCTAGAAAAGTGGTGGGCAAGAAGCAGATGGAGAAAATTCCAGCTCTACATCAAAAAATCTTAGAGTCTGCGACCTCCGCAGCAATGGGTAAATATGTCTGGGAGCATGGGGTGGGACCCCAGGTTGGATACTCTTTTTCTTTGATTCATGCGCTCGCATACTCGTTCGTAGGAGTGCAAACTCTGGTTCTCGGCACACTATATAATCCTATCTATTGGAATACATCTTGTTTGATTGTAAATAGTAATTCACTTGATGATGACGATGATGAAGATATGGATGAAGAGGAAATTAAGAAAAATAAATCCGCAAGATATGACAAAATTGCAAAAGCTATCGGAGATATTCAGGCAGCCGGTATTAAAGTCAGTTTGACAGATATTAATAAATCTGGTTTTGGATTTGAACCTGATGTTGAAAATAATGCAATTTTGTTTGGTCTTAAAGGACTTTTAAATGTAGGCGAAGATGTTGTTGATACAATTATTAAGAATCGCCCATATGTATCTCCAAAAGATTTTCTTAGAAAAGTTAAACCAAATAAACAAGCGATGATTTCGTTAATTAAAAGCGGAGCATTTGATAATATGGCTGATAGAAAGTTTGTATTAGCTTGGTATGTTTGGACAACTTGTGATAAAAAGTCTGTTATTAATTTGCGGAATATGAATGGTTTGATTACAAATGATTTATTACCGATAGATGGAGATTTTGAAGTTCCATTTAAAATGTATGAATTTAATCGTTATTTGAAAGCAAAATGTAAGGCGGCAAATGATATATCTAATTATTATTTAAGCACAAGAGCAATTGAGTTTTTAAATAATTATGATTTAGGAAATATGATTCATACATTGGTTTCTGAATTTGAATTTCCTAATAGGGAAAATGGCAACACTTATTTTATTCTTAATGCGAAAGCATGGGATAAAGTTTATCAATCATATATGAATGTTTATCGTAGTTGGATGGCAGAAAATCAAAAAGATATTTTAAATAAGCTAAATAGCAAAATTTTTAAAGCCGACTGGGATAAATATGCAAAATGTAATTCAACAAATCCATTATCCGCCTGGGAAATGGAAGTAATGTGTTTTTATTATCACGAGCATGAATTGGCACACTTAAATCCTAAATATGGATATTCAGATTTTGCACAGTTGCCAGAAGAGCCAGAAGTAGATAGAGTATTTTATCGAAAAGGAATACCAATTAACTTATATAAACTTCATAGAATATATGGTACTTGTATTGCGAAAAATAAAACTAAATCTACAGTATCTTTGTTAACTCCAAGCGGAGTAGTAACAGTGAAGTTTAGAAAATAATATTTTAGTTTATTTGATAAACAAATATCTGTTAAAGGTGCCGATGGTAAAAAACATGTCGTTGAGCGGAGTTGGTTCAATCGTGGAAGTATGATTGTTGTAACTGGTATGAGAAGAGATACAGATTTTATTGTAAAGAAATATAGTAATACAAGTGGGCATCAGTTATATAAAATTGATTCGATAGATGAATTTGGAAATATTGAATTAAGAAGTAGCCGAGCTCAAGGTGAGGAGGAAGACGATGTCGATTAAATTAATTGCAATTATTGGTAAATCGGGAAGCGGGAAAAATACAATTCTTAATAGATTTGTCCAATTGCCTTATATGAATGCTGAAATTACTCATGAGTTAATTAAAGGATTTAATAAGCGTTATCATATTGTTGTTCCTTTTACGACGCGGCCAATGCGTCAGGGCGAAGTCGAGGGAGTGGATTACCACTTCCTCGATGAAGATAATATTGGAACACTTATTGAAGATGGGTCAGTAGCTCAAGTAGAAGATTTCAGAGGCTGGTTGTATGGAACTCTTTGGAGTGAATTAAAAGAAGATAAATTAAATATTGGAATTTTTAATCCTAGAGCTGTTGAGCATTTGGCGGATTATATTGACCTAGATATCACAACTGTATATATAACTGCTCCAGATAAAGATAGACTTTTACGACAATTACAACGAGAAGATAATCCAGACGTTAGAGAAATTATTCGTCGCTATGGAACTGATGAAGATGATTTTGCTGAATCAGAATTAGAATTTTTACCAAATGTAGTTCGTATTAATAATCCTAACGTTCCGCAGCCAAAAAACGAGAATAGTTTAGTAGATTGTGCACATTATCTAGGTTTAAGAAACAAACCCTATGATGAATTTAGAAAATTAGTAATGCGAGTGGGCAATTTTGATTAATCCCTCCACAGATTTTTTCATATATATTGTATAATCTATTAAAGAAGAGGAGGATATCTTGTATGGATATTATAAAAAGAGATGGTAGCAAAGTACCATTCGATAGATGGAAAATTGTGCATGCTATTGTCCAAGCTTTCCTTGATGTAGATGGTGTTTTGTATGAGGCTGATACTGCTAATGATATCGCTACAGAAATTGAAGCCGTAGCTGAAAAAAGAGAACTTCATGTTGAAGAGATTCAAGATATGGTAGAAGGATTCTTGATGCAGTCAGAGCGTAAGGATGTAGCTCGAGCCTATATTCGCTATCGTTATAAAAGAGAAGCTGCCCGAGCAGTAGAAAATGATTTTATTAAAGCTATTCGAGAGAAATTAGATGCTTCTGATGTTCAAAATCAAAATGCTAATGTTGATGAACGTTCATTTGGTGGCCGCATTGGTGAAGCATCAAGTGTTGTAACTAAAAAACTTGCTTTAGATTATATAGTATCTAAAAAAGCAAGAGATAACCATTTAAATAATCGTATTTATATTCATGATTTAGATGCTTACTATACTGGAGCTCACAACTGTCTTTCAATTCCATTTGATGACCTTTTAGCTAATGGTTTTAATACTAGACAAACAGATGTGCGTCCAGCCCGCTCTATCAATACTGCTTTCCAACTGGTTGCTGTAATTTTTCAGCTGCAATCATTGAATCAATTTGGTGGAGTATCAGCTACTCACTTAGACTGGACTATGGTTCCATATGTTCGTATGTCTTTTTACAAGCACTATCGTGATGGTATGAGATATATTGAACATAGAGAACCAGATTATGAGTTCCAAATGGATAGCCCAATAGATTGGAGAGATTATGAAATTGCTTCTCCTGATGCATATCAATATGCGATGGATATGACTCAACGCGAATTAGACCAAGCGGTTGAGGGTATGTATCATAATCTTAATACTCTTCAATCTCGTTCCGGAAATCAGCTTCCTTTCACTTCTATTAACTATGGTACTTGTACCCTAGCAGAAGGTCGTATGGTAACTAGAAGTCTAATTCGTAAATTAAAAGAAGGCGTTGGTGCTGTTCATAAAACCTCTATTTTCCCTTGTGGAATTTTCCAATGTAAAACTGGAGTAAATCGTCATCCCGGAGACCCAAATTATGATTTATTTAGAGAAGCTCTTGAATGTACGGCTCAGCGACTATATCCTAATTATGCTAACTGCGATTGGAGCGGCAATGCCGGATATGACGAGAACGACCCCTGTACATACTTTTCAACGATGGGTAAGTGTAAACTACAGCTCATCTAAAACCTTTTGAACCTCGCCCGAGGGTGTAAGTGAAAGCTTGCTAACGGTTAGGACTTAATAAGTTGAGACCGTGCTAAGTATTTTAATAAAAATTTTTGGACAATGGTAAATAATTATTTAAAAATAATTTTTATAATACATTGAGGGTGCGGAACCCTGAATGTATTATAAAAAGGAGATAAAATAATGTATATTTACAAAATTACAAATATTATAAATAAAAAAGTTTATATTGGGCAATCTATTAATCCAATAGAAAAAAGATTTCATAGACATATTTCAGATGCAATGAATAATGTTTTGGATACACATTTAGCTCGTGCAATTAGAAAATATGGACCAGAAAATTTTGTTATTGAATTAATAGATACTGCTGTAACACAAGATGAATTAACACAAAAAGAACATGATTGGACTATTTTTTATAATGCGGTAGAAGATGGCTACAATGAAACAGATGCTACTAATAAATGTGGTGGAAATACTTATAAAAATAAAACTATAGAAGAATTAGAGATTATTAAAAATAAAATACGCTAGACAAAAATTGGCGGTAAAAATCCTAACGCTTCTAAAATAAAATGTAAAAATTTAGAGACCAATCAAGAATATTTTTTTAATAGTATGTCAGAAGCGGCATAGTTTTTCAATTAGTCTGGGCATCAATTCATTAGTCGGCGTTGTCGCGGAGAAATTAAAAATCTTTATCAAGGAAAATGGGCGTTCGCCTATCAAGATCAAAATTATAATAATTTTACCAATATTCCAAATGCCACCAGAGCAAAACAAGTAGAAGTTATTAATTTACAAACAAATGAAAAAAATATTTTTAATACTTGTAATGACGCAGATAGATATTGTGGTTTTTCTATTGGATATACTAGTAAAAAATTTAAAAAATTATAGTAGTCTTCTTTTGAAAGAAATCAATATAAACTTACTTTATTAAAATAAAAGTGTATCGACTATCCCTGATGAATGTAAGGGAGTAGGCTTAGAGATAGGCACTAAGCCGAAGCGGAAGGCTATCGAAAGATAGAAGATATAGTCAGTGCTACTAGTGATAGTAGATAAAAACGTGTAGAACAGCCAATGGTTGGGATATCAATGGTCTAGGTCAACGCAAAGATGGCCGCGGTAATATTTGTCCAGTAACTATTATATTGCCTACTTTAGCAATGGAAGCTAAAAAAATGTTTTCAATTGAATATGACAATGATATTACAGAAGTATTTTTACAAATTCTTGATAAAGCAATTGTAGATGCAAAAGATATGCTTATTGAAAGATTTGAATGGATTGCTTCTCAGGACCCCGCCTCCGCAAAATTTATGTATGAAAATCATTTAATGGCAGGGTATATCCCAGAAGAAGGAATTAGAAGTGCTCTTAAACATGGTACATTGGCTATTGGTCAACTTGGTTTGGCGGAAGCTCTTCAAATCCTTGTCGGTTGCGACCATACTTCTGATAAAGGTATGGAAGTAGCAAAACAAATTGAAGCATTATTCAAGAAACGTTGTGCTGAATTTAAAGAAGAATATAAACTTAATTTTGGAGTTTATTATACTCCGGCAGAAAATCTTTGTTATACAGCAATGAAAAAGTTCCAAGATAAATATGGTAAAATTAAAAATGTATCTGATCATGAATATTTTACTAATAGTATGCATGTTCCAGTTTGGCATAAAATGAGTCCATTTGAAAAAATTGATATTGAAGCAGAATTAACTGGTTATTCATCTGCTGGCTGCATTACTTATGTTGAGCTTGAAGGCGGCGTAAAACATAATATTGATGCTCTTGAGATAATTGTTAATTATGCTATGGATCATGATATTCCATATTTCGCAATTAATGTTCCTAATGATACTTGTCTTGATTGCGGCTATACTGATGAATTTAATGATAAATGTCCGATGTGCGGCAGCACTCATATTCAGCAACTTCGTCGTGTAACTGGATATTTAACTGGCAATTATACTACTGCTTTTAATCTCGGCAAACAAGCAGAAGTAGAAGATAGAATCAAACATACAGGCGGTTTTGACCTATGATTATTTATAAAATAACAAATATAATAAATAATAAAATTTATATAGGATTAACAATTAATACTTTAGATAATAGATTGACTTAGCACCGCTATGAAGCTAAACATGGGACAGATAGACCATTGTATAGAGCGATGCGAAAATATGGAGATAAAGCATTTAAAGCTGAAATTATTGATACTGCAAATAATTTGAAAGAATTAAAAGAAAAAGAGCAGTATTGGATAAAATATTATAATAGTTATGGAGCAAACGGAAATGGCTATAATGCTACAAAAGGAGGAGATGTGAAAACTCATCCCTCAGAGTCTTATTTACAAGTAAGCTTAAAAGATGCTCATATTATAGAAAGATTTGAATCAGCTAGAGATTGTAATAAAAAATTAGGTGGAAGTACAACTCAAAAAGCAGATAAAATTACTATGACACAATATAATAATTGGGTTGTAGTTAAAGAAAAAAATATTTTAAATTTATCTACACAAGAATTTCAAACCTATATTTATAATTTAAGACCTAAAATAATATGTCAAATGGATATGCAGAATAATATAATAAATCGTTGGATTAACTCTACTGAAATTTTAAAAGAAAATCCTAATTATACAAAAAGTGATATTTTTGCTTGTTTACGTGGCGAACGAAAAACTCATCAAGGATATCAATGGAAATATTATAAAGATATAAGGGAGGATGAGTAAAATGCGCTATGCTGGTATCACAAAAAATGATGTAGTAAATTGCCCTGGAATAGCAGTTTCTGTTTATCTCCAGGGCTGCCCGCTTCATTGTCCTGGTTGTCACAATTCCTCTATTTGGGATTTTGATGGCGGCAAAGAGTTTAACTTTAATACTTTAATGGATATTGAAGATGCATTAACTGCAAACGGTATAAATCGTTCTTTATGTATTTTAGGCGGAGAGCCTATGGCCGAGGAAAATCTATTTACAACAGTATTTATTGTTGAACATATTAAATTACATATGCCAGATGTAAAAATTTATCTTTGGAGTGGATATACTTTAGAAGAATTACAACATCGAGAAAGTAGTCAAATAAATTATATTTTAGATAATATTGACTATTTAATAGATGGGCGATTTGAATTAGAACATCGAGACGTTTCTTTATTTATGAAAGGTAGCACTAATCAGCGTGTTATTGATATGCACACTTATTCTATAATTGGTTGACATTAAAGAAAAATTATAGTAAAATAAAAATAGGAAGTAAAGGAGTGATTCGATGAATTGTAGAATTCCAGACGAATATAAAAAAGCAAAAACTAATGCCAGTATTGATATGTCTATGTATGATTTAAATAAACAAATTATTAGTCAATTGGACCCAATAGATAAAGAAAAACGCATTGACCATTTTGAGAATATGTTTATGACTTACTTAAATAATACTCAAAGTATTCATCATATGCTGCTTTGTCGAGAGCTTAATTATTATACTTTGTTCCATCGTAACTATGGCTTAGATGTAGATCGTTTTGAAACAGTTTTAGAAGAAATATTAGATAATCAAGGTTTGTGGATTACCGCAAATTGGGCCAATGAAGAGACTAAAGAAGCTATTGAATATTGGGTAAAAATAAAACAACCAACCAAAGAAGACGCAGAACATGAAGAAGTTTATTGTTTTATTTTATTTCCATATGATGCTGGCATTGTGGAGGTGGATTAAAATGCAAGAAATTTTTTGTAATATAAATCCTTTCGTTTATAAGTAGCAAATTTTTAAAATAGATACTGAAACTGGCGAAAAAGAATTGCTAGGATTATGTCGCTTTAATGAGCTTGAACAAGTTATGGCTGGATTTGCTCAACAAGAACATGTATATACATTACATTTATGCGGCGACCAAAAATTTGTTCAAGACATTGGCGAAAATCTTGAAACAGAATTTAATTTAAAATATGTAACTATTCCTAATATAATTTATAATTAATCAGAAGGAGAAAAAGGAAATGAGATATCTTATCAGCACAGTGGAAACTTATAGAGTAAATAATGAATCAGATGTTGAAGCATTGATTGCAGAAGCTAAAGGAGCTCACGAATATGAGCTTGCTAAATATACTCGTGAATATAAAGAAAAAAAATCTAAAGGTGAAGTTATTGATGCTTGGTATAAAGTAACTCTTACAAAAAAATTTACTGATGAAAAAGAACCTGATCGTTCCGTTGAGGTGTCATATGAGTAAGTTTGAAGTTGTTAGCAAATATGCAGATGCGTACTTGCATCTACCAGTCCGTGCTACCGCGAATGCCGCCGGATATGATTTTGAAGTCGCAGAAGATACTTTTGTCCCGGCATTGTCTTCGCTGTTTGATAGTATGCAGATTTTGAAAAGTGGCACCATGACATTAGACGAAATGGCTGCATACACTAAGAAAAATAAAACTAAGCCTACATTAGTTCCTACTGGTATTAAATGTCAACTTGAATCCTATGAATACCTTGAATTGAGTGTACGTAGTTCACTTCCTTTAAAACACTGGTTAATTCTTGCCAATGGAGTCGGTATTATTGATGCTGATTACTATAATAATCCTGATAATGAAGGTCATATTTACTTTCAATTAATTAATTTAAGTCCTTTTGGCATTCAACTTAAAAAAGGTGATAGAATTGGCCAAGGAATTCTTAGAACATATGGCTTGGTAGATGGAGATAAATATGGGGAAGGTGCAATGCGGAAAGGCGGCTTTGGTTCGACTTCCGGATATATTAATGCCCCGTATGTTATTGGCGATATAGAAACAACTATTCCAATAGAACCAAAATATATTACTACTACTAATGTCGAAGAAGATAAATATTATCAAATTACACTTAACGATATAACAAAAATACTATGAAAATTTTATTTTTAGATTTATCTACTAAATCATCTGGTTGGTGTGTAGGCGAAAATGGGAAAATTATTGATTATGGCTGTATTACAGCATCAAGTACCAATGTATTAAAACGTATTGCCGCCATTACAGATGAAATTGATAAATTAGTATAGTAGTATAAGGTTGAAAAAATAGTTGCAGAAGAGGTTCGTACAGATTATAAAAATGTTCACACTTATAAAGTTTTAAATTGGATTCAAGGAATTACATTATATAGAGCTTATTTAATCAATCCAAAAATAGATTATGAATTTATCCAAGCATCTTCTTGGCGGAGCTCTATTGGTATTTAGACTGGGCGTGGTATCAAACGAGATACTTTAAAACAAGAAGATATTAAATATGTAAAAAATAAATATTCTATTGACGCTAACGATGATGTATGTGATGCTATCTGTTTAATGGATGCATACTATGCTAAAACTGAACCAGTAGAAGGGTTTAGTTGGTGAGCGGGCAATATTATTAAATTAATCACATCACTTTTTCACTTTTATATGAAAGGGTGTGATTTTTTATATGTTAGAATTTATTGCAAAATACTGGTTGGAATTCGCGTTTGGATTAATTACACTGGGCATGGGATTTGTTGCTCGGCATTATTATAAATTGATTAAAGACGGCAGAACTCTTCATAAAAAAGAAAGTGAAGAAGAAAGAGACCAAAAGACAGCTATTGCAATTAACGAGTTAAAAAAAGAATTCACTGCAGATATTCAATAGCGTAAAGCTGAAAATGCTCGACAAGATGAAGAAATGGCGGCAATTAAAGCTGGAATATTGGCATTATGGAAAAAAGTTGTTCTTGAACAGGGAAAAATGCTTTTAAAAGATGACCATATCATCACAACAGATGAATACTTATCTTTTTCTCAAGATCATGATGTTTATAATAAACTCGGCGGCAACCATGAAGGAGATTAGCTTTTTAAAATGGTAACTTAGAAATATAATTCTGGGCTATTAAACAAATAAAAATAAGGGGACTTACCAGACAATCTGTAGTAAGTCCCCTTAAATTTATTTATATCTAATTTTTCTAAAAATTCTATTAGTAACTTCAATAATTTCATTTCCATAAGTTGCAATTAAATCAGCTACAAGCTCTTCCTATTCTAGGGTTAAATTTACTCCATAGCTAAACATTGCGGCATGGGTAATCTCATGACAAAGAACTTTTTGAAGTTTATCTCCATAGAGATTTTCATTTAGATATATGGTTTTAGAGTTACTGTCACAGGCTCCAATCGAGAGACTGCCGTCGCTTCTAAATAATTTAGGATGATTGGCAGATGTTTTTACCACCTGCCAATCAATATTATTAATTGTGAACATATTATTTCATCTGCTCAATTTTAGTTGATAGAGTTGCTAATTTCTTTTGTAAAAGTTGCTTTTCTTCGGGAGATGCACCATCAATCATTTCAGTTACATCGGTAGTAAGTTCTTGCATATAGTTTTCTAAATCTTTTAATTGTTTTGCTTTATCTTGATGCATAGATTTAGATTCCATATAATATCTACGGCTCATTGGGCTACGACCTTCGCGGCTATCACGCATACCATCCATCATAGGATATTCGCGATAATTCATAGTGCTATTGCCGCCATTAGAACTATTGCCAGAAGAATTAGAGCTATTTCCAGACATACTAGAACCATTTCCGCCAGAATAATACATACGACCATATGGACGGTCCATATCTCTATAGCTCATGTCATCACGCATAGGCATATATTTTTCAGTATAATAGTAGGTATTATTTCTTTCTATTGGCTAATCTTGTTCTTTATCTTTACCTTCCATAGCTTCAATGATTGTGCAATAATATAGTGCCTCTTCTAAGTCTTTAATCATATCAACTGCGGCACCTAGTTCTTCATAATCAGCACATTGAAGATTAGCGATTTGAGCTTGTGTCTATCCCACAAGCATTTCTTTCATAGATTTTAGAGTCTCTTTCATATTAAGCCACCCTTTCTACGATTAAATTAGCATTTTGTACCGCTGCTGGAATCGTACCAATATTTTCTACACTTACTTGCGTGCAACATCCATTAGGCACATCAATAAAAATACTAGAATAAACATTGCTAAATTCCTCGACGGCGGCCGGAGTTTCAATCATGCTAGAGGTTGGTACACCTTCGCCATTAATTGCTAATGCTAATGAAACTGGGCCAACAGTTTCACCAGTAGGTACAGCAATATTGGCACCGAAACTCACTTTAAAGCGGGCTCGGCACTAGTTGGTGAGAGCACGGAGGGTAACGATGCCGCTACCCTCTCTGTGCATTATGGAACCATTACCTCTAACAGCGGTTTCAGTAAACAGAACATTTTGATCGACAGTAACTGTTTGCAAAGCATTGGCTGTTATTTCCATAATTTTCCCTCCTTTAGATTAAGCACCACAATTGCAGCCGCATCCATATCCAAAACCATTGCCATAATAAGCATAAGGATTAGGAACAATATATGCGGGATCTGGTTGTGGACGAAGAGCGTTGACCAAAAATGCATTTTGTTCAGCCTGAGAAATCTGACCTTTAAGGGCCTGATTCTCATTCTGAAGAGCATTAATTCTATCCTGAGTAAGGAAGTCAAGAATAGAACGAGTATTAGCATTTTGATTGTCAATAATAGCTCTAGTGTTGTCAGTACTATTCTGACGGGTTGCACATTCTTCAGTAGCTAAATTGTATTCTAAGCGGCCAAGCTCAGAAGCAATTAACTGCTTTACATCGCAGCAACAACTAGCCTACTGGGCAGCCATATTATTGAGTTGAGTGGTTAGCCCAAAGGTGTTTTGCATATTTGCGATAGTATCAGCATTTACTGCCTAAAGAACAGAAGTAGTATTTTGGAAACTTTGAAGTTCCTGGTCACAGATATCGCGTCTGATATCATTGATACCACCAGTGATAGCGCTAGTTACACCAGCAAATCCATTAAGAAGTCCGGTGTTAAGAGCGTAGAACCCATTGGCGATGCTAGCACCATTACCAGCAACAGAGGATTTGAGGTCGCTAATGTCGAAATCATAGGAAACAGGAGTGCCTCCTCCACCATTGCCTCCCCATCCGCCGAAGCCGTTGCCCCAGCCTCCAAAAGCAAAAAGAAAGAGTAAGATAATCCACCATCCGCCGAATCCGCCATCACCGAATCCGTAACCATTGCCGCCATTACCAGTAGCGGCTGCGATGTCGGCTAAAGAATAGCCAGAGTTTTGAGTGTTGAACATATTACATATGCTCCTTTCTAAGATATATTATTTAAGCCCAAACTACTGTTTGAAAGCATTAAATTCTGTATCAAAGTCTTTTCCTTGAGAAGCAACAAAGTTACGTGCGAACTGCTCTAGTCCAGCAGAGTCGCCGTTCTTAGCCATCTGTAATAGGTTTGCACTCATTGGGTTAGATTTTGCTTGCGATTCAAGAAATTGAATCATGAGTTGTTGTGGATTTTTACCTGAACGAATCATTTGTAAGAACTCTCTTGGATTCATGTTCATTTGGCATCATTCCTTTCAAAATTTGTATTGCGGCGATTCAGACTATGTGCTCCCCTATTCTTGTCCTTGGGAGTTCTGAGTCTAGGCCGCCGCCATTATCTATCGTATAGGATTTAACGCCTGTTCAAATTCTTGGCGTGTTACAAAATCGCTATTCTCTACTGGCATCTACATTGGTATTTCTTTCAACTCATACATATTCAATGTGGAGGTGCCATCGAGATTAATCTATTTTGTATAAATCCTATGATTAGCTAAATCTGGGAAGTAGAACACAGAACCATCGAAATCAATGGTCTGTGCTCTAGCTTCCTCTATCGAAGAAACCAAGCGTCCTTTTAAAAAAGGAGAAACTGTTTGATTAATAGGAGGTTGCTAAGGAATTTGCGTTTGAGATTGTCGAATAGACGCTTGGTAACTAGGCTATTGATAAAATGTCTAAGTGGGTGTGTACATATATTTCATCCTCTCTTGGTAAAAATTTTCCTGTTTCTTTCATGTTTATATGAAAAAAATTGGTAATCTTTTTAATGACTTTGCCCAAGAATCTTTTTGGATTAGTCCCAGAGAAACAAAAAAAGGGAGACCCTTCGTAATGAAGGGTCTCCCTTTTTTTGTTTTTAAGTCAAATTTTTTGAGCTTTGACTTCCGCTTCTATTCTATTTGTTATATAGATTTCTAAATCACCAAAAGCTTCTCGTAGATAGTCTTTGCAATCTTCGCTTAGTATTTTTAAAACATTTTCATATGTATCTTTAAAAGCTACTTTTTGAGCTTCTATAGTAAATTCGCCTTTATGTTTTAAGCTTTCCACATATGTTTGATTGGTTGAAATAACACAAGAAGTAATTGTTTCGGTTAACATTTTAATATACTTTTCTGCCATTTCATTATCTGTTTTACTTGCGAGTTCTTTACTTTTAGTTTGTAAATAAGCCACAAGCATTTTCGTAAGAATTCCCAAAAGAGGAATTATACAAATTTCTAAAATAGTTGTAATAATTTCTTGATAATTCATAATTTTTAACCTCTTTTTACTTTTTAATCTTCAGGGCTATATAAAGGATATAAAGTCTCCATATAACTACTTATATCATACCGGTCTGAACAAACTCCATAATCACCTTGATAATAAATTTGAATATAATAAGTAAGATTGCTATTATATAAGCTTGTCTTTTGCTTTTTTGCCAATATAAATGGATTAAAAATTGCTTCTTCATTTTTTCTTTCTTCTACGCTTAATTGTTTGATAGCAAAAGGAGCACCATCTGGCTTGCAAACGGTCATATAAACCGGATTTGATGAAGCTTTAAACTTAACAATTAAATTCTTATTTATTGTATCTGCCATAATATCTAGACTAGTATCCATTAAGGTATCTATTATTTCAAAGTGAGTAGGTTTTGACGTTATAGTTTTATCATTGTTTTCTAGATATGCAATATATTTGGCCGGAGGAAGATGCTCAATCTGTGATCCAGTAAGATTAATAGCAATAGAATGAGTAGTATTATAAGAAAGTTTATTGTTGCTATCCATAGGTAAATTATAATTTCTTTCAAAAATGTTAGTATAAACTATATCGGGATTTGTTTTAACAACCATTTTTGTGTAGGGGCTAGAGTCAGATGATTCTAATTCCATATTATAATTTATATAAATAGGAAAATTAGAATTAAAAACTGCATAATCCCCAGCATAAGTGCAAATATCAAAATTGTCTTCTAAATCTTCATTATTAATATCATTTATAATATTTTTTTTAAGATAATTAGAAATTGGTTTATAAAAATCATTGTACCGATAAATTATTCCTTCATCTTCTTTTATTCTTATTTGTAAAAATTCTTCATAAGTATAAGCGGTTGTTCGAGTTCCAAAAGTTTTATTTTCATCACCATCTAGACGATCAATTTTTTCAAAATATTTTTCCTCTGATTCAAATTCTTCTCCTGAAAAAACTTTCGAACACTTAGAGTCAGTATAATATGTTTTTCCAGCGATTTTTTCAGTATCTGCTGTAATTTTAAAATATTTCTAAACAAGATTATTTTTTATATCGGCTGAGGTTGGTAGCGACTCAGTTACATATACTGTTTGAATATTTCCTTCATAATCAACTTCAATATCTGTAATAATCGCTCCATGCCCTGATTTCCATATAATGTCCATAATTTTAATGTCTTCTTCGTCACTAATTCTACTAAAAATATTTTCTTCTGCTAACCAAGCAAACATAGATGTAGATATATTTATTGGAAGTCAAGCACATAACTTATAAGCTAAGAACATACTGTTCCATAATAGCTACCACAATTATCTCCAACATAATTAAATCCATAAGCCGACTTACTTGACTCATTTGCTATATTTTCTGTATAAAGTAAACTATATCTATTTTTTGAAGCAGAAAGAAAAGTTCTAAATGATACATTGGTAGGAACGAATCCAGAAACTTGTTTGGCAGATGAATATGGAATACCTATATATTTACCCACTTCTGCGTCTTCTGTGCTTTTAGTTCTTGGTATTGGTTGAATAGCTTCCCATTTAAAATCAGACATGGCGTGTGCACGATTATAAGCAGCAATAATTTTTTCTTCACACGGTACAGTTGGAATTATATCTTTAAGTTTTTCTAACTTATATTCTATAGACTCTTCATCTTCTTTTATACCCCAAATTTTAAACTCTGGAATATTTTTATGATTATCAATATATGTCTAACTCCAATAAGTTACTCCAATAGATTTTGCTCCGACTGGCACATCAACAGTAATTATTTTATAAAGGGGGTCTGTTGAATTGGTTTGACTTTTAATAACATCTCCGCTTAAAAAAGTTCCAGGAGGAACCTTTCCATAATCTTCTAAGTTTGGAATATTATCTTTAGTAAAAGTATAAAAACAATATCCATAAGAAATTTGTCCTGGTGAGTCACTTTCATACTGAGGCTAATAAAATTTTACTTTCTAATATCCTTCAATATTAACAAGCTATATTCTATTCCAATAGCTTTGTGTAGTTACAGCAAATCTTCCTCCAGGATCTGCCTAATAAGCAGCTCCTTGATCATTGTTGCTACTAGATTGAGACTCATACGAACTATCTAAAAGAGTTAAAGCATTTTTACCAAAAATAGCAATATTAAGTTTTTCTAAGTTCTATTCTATAGATTCTTCATCTTCTTTTATACCCCAAATTTTAAACTCTGGAATATTTGTATATTCATTAAGCTTTGTTTGGCTCCAATAGGTTACTCCAATAGATTTTGCTCCAGCTGGTATATTTATAGTAATTATCTTATAAGACGGTTCAAAAAGTTTTTGACTTCGTTTAATAACATCTCCACCTAAAAAATATTTAGGATCAACCTATCCATAAGTTCCCAAGTTTGGAATATTATCTTTGGTAAAAGTATAAAAACAATATCCATAAGAAATTTGTTCTTGTGGACTTGTGCTTTCATACTGGGGCTAATAAAATTTTACTTTTTGATATCCTTCAATATTAACAAGCTATATTCGAGACCAATTAGTTGAATTAGAGCTAGATGCAAATCTTCCATTTCCGCCATCTCCAGCCTAATAAGCAGTACTAGATTGATTATCAGAAGACTAAGACTCATATGAACTATCTAATAAAGTATATATTTTATTATTAAAATTCTCTAATTCATTTTGAATAAGATTTAATTTATTGTTAATAATTTTTTCCTATTCTTTAACCCAATAATTTTCTAAATATTCTTGCTCTCCTCGTAATTCCCAAGCAAAAAAATTTGGAGAATGATTTTGTGTAATTTTCTCTGGACTCCAATAACAAAAACGAACATATTTTGCTCCTTCTGGAATTTCTATAATTTTTAAATCATATAAACTATTTATATTAACTGATTCTGTTGATGTAATCCAATCTTGTTTTGTACTCGATGATTTATTAATTTTGTCTAAATAAAAAACTGCACTTGCAATATTTAATTCTTTGTTTAAACCTAAAGCTGTATAATAAATATAATTATAAAAATTACTAACAGGAATAAAATTTGTAGTAGCAAAATCCTAATTATTAATATCATTAGTATAAAATAATCCATCATTACCATTAAGATATCCATTTTTTAAACTATAATCTAATTTTATTGGATTATTATAACCTATATCGGTAATCAATTGTTCTAACCACTAGAAGCCATTAAAATAATATAAATAGCCAGATTTAATAGTATCAGCATTATCAATACTAAAACTATGAGGTATTGAATTAGTAATATTAAATGATTCTCCTACAAAAAAATAAACCATTGATTCAAAGCCTTTTGTATAATTTTTAATAATATTTTTCATATTTTCAGTATCTGCAACAATAAGTGGCGGATTAAAAGAATTTAATTGTATTGTAGTGTTTCCAAACAAGTTCATTAAAATACCTCCTCTTCTGTTTCATTATCATCTAAATATTCATATGTTATGATAATTGTAGATTGTGGATGAATAATTGGCCAGTTATTAATATTTATATCTAATGATTGTATATCAAAATTATCAACTATCTATTCTGAATATGGGCTTAGTTTAGCTTTATATAAACCAATCCTTATATA